GATTCAATAAATACCGATAATTTAAATGTAAGAACTTATGTTACCTTCCAAGATATTTCTCAAGGTATTACACAAACAGATTCAGATTATGCAACAACAAGTCCAGCAATTAAGAAAAAAATACTTAATTTAAATACTGAGGCAAATTGGCAAACTAAAAGGTTTGAAATTGTTGATAACTACTTAATATATCCATCAAAAGATATTGACTTTAATACTATATCAATGGTATATTCTGTTAGATTTAAAGTATTTGGTATCTTACATAATAAACTTTCATTAAGAAAAATAGAGTTTGCAGCAAAAAGTTTAAATGCAAATGGTTCAAATCCAATAACAAGTAGATATGGAATAGATCTAGTTCCATATAAATTAGCAAGTGGTATTCCTGATTACAAAGGAATCAATCCATATGTTATTGACAAAGAAAGTGTTCCATACTTATACCTTACAAGAAAAAGCGGGATTGAATTAAGAGACGGACTAAACAATTTAAATCGTGGACTAGGTATTGACATTAATTTAGGTTTAGATGCCAAGTATTCTTTAAGTGCTATTCAAATGTTTATTCGTTCAGATTTATGGGCATTCCCTCAAAATCCAGTTTTAATATTTGAAATAGAGTATGCAAGTGATACAATAGAATTTTACATTCAAGCAAATTCATCAAATGCAGACAGGGCAATTATTTTTGCTAAAACAAAATCCGATGGTTTGCAATTTACAGAATTATTTTATTATTTAGATGGACTTTATGTAGCAGAGCCAACTATATCAATCCAAAGATGGGCAGTTTTGGGCATATCGTTCCCAGTTAATCTAAGTTTAAATTCATATGCTGGAAAAATAAATCTAAAGCATCTAATGACTTTTAACAACATTTCTTTTTATAAAGGAACTAATTCACAACTTGAACAGCAAATTTTGTTTAGAAAATGGAGTGAAATAGCACTGCAAAACTGGAATGTTTGGGACGATTCAAATTGGGACAACGTTTTAGTTAAGAGCAGAGATAGTAGATATATTGTTAATGCGGGAGAAGTGTATAAGAACTATGTTGGTACAAATAAATACATTATAGATGACAATGAGGGTATTTATATAGAAACTGATTATTTAAAGGTGTTTAAAGACGCAGTTTGGCAAAGTTCTGTATCGACTGTAGCATAATATGGTATACTAATGGTTATGAGAGAAAAAAAACCAGGAGAAGTTGGTAAGTCCAAGATTAAACTTATTGAAAAACAGTATGACTGGGGTTTATATTTTTGGGAAAAACCCAATGGTAAGGTCTTTGGAGATGGTCACGGAAACCTTTTAAACATTCCTGCACGTAAAGGTGATCTTGAAAAGATCATGGAATTACGCAAAGCAGCAGAGTATTGGGGTCAGCCAGAAGGAAAGCCAGTTTTCCATCCTGGTGTAAACCGTGTAAGCGAGATGGAATACTCTGAGCAGATTGCCAGAATGAAAGAAGGACTCATTCCTAATATGAATGATTTGGGTGCCGTTCATGCAGCACAACAAACAATAAAGGAGCATGGTTCTGATGATTGATGAAGAAGAGTACTATATTGGTGCAAGTATTGACAATCTTGCAGACAAAGATGATGAATTTAAAAAGAACGATCCTTTCAATAAAAACTGGGATTTTATTAAAAATTTAAATAATCTTGATCAAAACTTCAAAAGACGTGTTGCTCGTAGTATTGGCAAAGCAATAGATCCAAACACCGCATACTTAGATAGCGCAAATGCAGTTCAGTCTGGAGCAGACAATACAAAATCAAAAGCCATAAATCCAGGAACAGCAGTTAGAAATGGTTATGGACTTTTTGATGTAATTACACCTCCTTACAACCTTTATGAATTAGCAAACTTTTACGATACATCTTTTGCAAACCACGCAGCAATTGACGCTAAAGTAGAGAACGTTGTTGGTCTTGGTTATGACTTTGTTGTTTCTTCACGTACCATGCTAAAACTTGAGAACGTTGAGGATGAAAATTCTCTTGGTCGTGCTCGCAAAAGAATTGAAAGAGCAAAAATTGAAATGCGTGATTGGTTAGAAAATCTTAATGATGATGATAGTTTTACAAAAATTATGGAAAAAATTTATGTAGACGTACAGGCAACTGGAAATGGATACATGGAAGTTGGTCGTAAAGTAACAGGAGAGATTGGTTACATTGGTCATATTCCATCAACAACAATGCGTGTTCGCAGACTAAATGACGGATATGTTCAGATTATTCAACCAGCAGTTACATATTTTAGAAATTTCGGGGCAAAGAATCAAAACCCAGTAACGACAGACACAAGACCAAACGAGGTTATTCATTTTAAACAATACTCTCCATTAAATACTTTTTATGGAGTTCCAGATATTATTTCAGCCCTTTCTTCACTTCTTGGTGATCAACTTGCATCAAACTACAATATTGATTATTTTGAGAACAAGGCAGTCCCAAGATATATCATTACACTTAAAGGTGCTAAGTTAAGTGCAGACGCAGAAGACAAAATGTTTAGATTCTTACAAACTGGATTAAAAGGTCAATCTCACAGAACTTTGTATATTCCGCTTCCAGGAGATACTGAAAATAATAAGGTTGAGTTTGACATGAAGCCAATTGAAAATGGCGTTCAAGAAGGATCTTTTAAAGAATACAGACTTCAAAACAGAAACGATATTTTGGTGGCCCACCAAGTGCCATTGTCTAAATTAGGTGGTGGAGATTCTGGTTCAATTGCTAACGCACTTGCACAAGATCGTACTTTTAAAGAGCAAGTTTCACGTCCTGCACAGAATGAGATTGCAAAACTTGTTAGCAAAATTATTCGTGAAAAAACAGATATTCTTGAACTTAAGTTTAATGAACTCACACTTACAGATGAAATCTCACAATCACAAATTCTTGAGCGTTATGTTAAAACTCAAGTCATGATGCCAAATGAAGCAAGAGAAAAACTAGGATTGCCACAAATTAAAGATGGAGATACTCCATTTGAAATGAGTCCAAGACAGGCAACAGACGCTAGAGCAAATTTAGCAGGGAATAGAGAAAGAGATTCAGAAAGAGTAAATAATAACTCTGATAGTCCATCAACTGTCTCTGGAAGAAATGCTCAAGGAGAAGGAAGATCTTCTCAGTAGTTTTTAAAAAAAGTAATAAAATAGTTGATATAATGGTAGGGATATGATTATCAATAAAGCGCATTGGAATTCTGAGGGCAACAACCTTAGATTGTCCATGCCTATTTCAAAGATTGATCAAGAACGTAGAATCGTTTCTGGTTTTGCAACACTAGATAATTTAGATAGACAAAACGATATTGTAACAGCAGAAGCCAGTATGAAGGCTTTTTCTAATTTTAAAGGAAATATTCGTGAAATGCACCAACCATCTGCTGTTGGAAAAATGGTTTCATTTAAAGAAGATAAATATTTTGATCCAGAGTCAAAGAAGTTTTACTCAGGAGTTTTTGTTTCAGCCTACGTATCAAAAGGTGCACAGAATACATGGGAAAAGGTATTGGATGGAACTCTTTCAGCATTTTCGATTGGTGGAATTATGAATAAATGGGATGATGGTTTTGATGAAGAAGTAAGTAAGCCAATTAGAATTATTAAAGAATATGATCTTTTTGAACTATCTTTAGTTGATAGTCCAGCAAATCAATTTGCTAGTGTTGTGTCAATTGAAAAAGTTAATGGCGTAAATGTTATTAAAGGCGATATTGCAGATCTAGCAGTTGAAAATGTTTTCTGGGATAAAGAATCTGGTCTTGTTATGATTTCAGATAAAGATCATGAAACAAGTCCAACAAATGGAAATCAAATGAAAAATATAGGTTTTGTTGAAAAGTCTGATACAGACAAAGATAAAATGATAAAGTTCTTAGTTGATAGTGCAAAAGGCATTAGTGCAATTAAGATGCAAAAGGAGGTAAGTCCTATGACAGAAGAGACAACAAACGTTGTTGATAATGTTGAGGTCGTACCAGAGGCAACTGAGACAGTTGTAACTAAAAGCGTAGATGCTGAAGTTGCAGAAACTGTTGCAGTTGAAACAAATGAAGCAGTTGTTGAAACTGAGATTGTTAAATCAGAAGAAGTTGTCGAGACTGTTGAAAAAACAGAAGAGATCGCTAAATCTGATGACACTGCAGTTGAAGCAATTGCTGAAATCAAGAATACTCTTGCTAATGCCTTTGGCGATCTAACAGCAATGGTTAAATCATTAAATGATGAGACTGTACTAAACCTACAGGCTCAAATTGCTGATCTAAGTAAGTCAATCCAAAACATTTCCGGTGAGGTTAAAGAAGTTAAGGATGCTTACGATGTATTTGGAAAGAGAGTGGATGCTGTAGAGCAAGACACCGCTTTCCGCAAGTCTGGCGATCTCGGTGAGATTGTTCAGGAGCCAGAAATGGTTCAAAAATCAATATGGGGCGGACGGTTCCTCACAGACTCCGACCTGTTTAAGTAGAAATTCACTTGGAGGTGAACAATATGTCAGAAGAAATCATTAAAAATCAACCAGGAGTTTCCGTCCCAGGCGCTTATAACGCTGAGGGTGGATTTGCCTCCGGTGGAATTGGTGGAGTATCAACTCCAGCATCAGGAATCTTGGGAAATATTCCTACCGCTCTTTCTGGAGTCACATCCGGAGCAAACGCTGTAAATCCTTCGGGTGCAGCAGGTAGCGGAATTCTACGACCTGAACAGGCTCGTCAATTTATTGACTATGTTTGGGATGCAACTGTTCTTGCAAAAGACGGACGTAGAGTTACAATGCGAGCAAATACAATGGAACTTGAAAAAGTTAACGTTGGTGAGCGTGTAATTCGTGCTGCTGCTCAAGGCAGTGGTGCATATACAAACGCTGGTGCTACTTTTTCTAAAGTAGAATTAACAACCAAAAAGATTCGTCTTGATTGGGAAGTTACATCAGAAGGTCTAGAAGATAATATTGAAGGTGCTGCTCTTGAAGATCATCTTGTTCGTTTGATGACCAATGCATTCGGTAATGATATCGAAGACTTGGCTATTAACGGAGATGGTGCAACAGGAAACTTCCTTTCTATTATGGATGGCTTTGTTAACAAAATTACAACAGGAAGCGGAAACGGTCACGCACACGATTCAGTTCTTCCAGCAGTTGTATCCGATAACTGGACAACCCCAGTTATGCAAGGCATTATTAATGCAATGCCACGTAAGTATCGTGCACTTAAGAACAATCTTAAGTTCTATGCAGGTACAGATGTTTTCCAAAGCATCGTACGCAACAACGGTACTCTTGCAGATGCTATCTCTGAGGCTTTCTCAAG